TTTTCCAAAGAAGAGCGCGTCGCGTTTGAAGACCTTCTCGAAGGCTTCAACGATGCGCTGGTCCTCTCCCGCAACGTCAGCGTCTATCGCACCGACCAGGTGATGATGGAGCGTGCTCGTGACACCATCTGGCGTCCGCAGCCCTACATCGCTCAGTCGATCAACAGCACGCCTGGCACCAGCATTGCGCTGCAGTACCAGGACATGACCCAGCTCGCAGTTCCGGCCACCCTCGGGTTCAGCCAGACCGTGCCTTGGACCATGACCGCACTGCAACTGCGTGACGCACTGCAGGAAAATCGCCTCGGCCAATCAGCCTCGCAGAAGCTGGCCTCCGACATCAACGTGGCAATCATGAACGTGGCGTCCTCGCAGGGCACATTGGTCGTGTCGGTGCCCACTGGTGCTGGCAGCTACGACGATGTGGCGCTGTGCGACACCATCATGAACGAGCAAGGCGTGGTCATGAACGACCGTGCTCTGGCCCTGTCCAGCCGCGACTACAACGGTCTGGCCGGCAACATCGCCAGTGCTCAGGCCCGTTCGTTCAACGGCAACAAGTCCAACACTGCGTTTGAGCGCAGCTTCGTTGGCATGGTCGCCGGGTTCGAGACCTACAAGATGGACTACTCCAACGCGATCAACGTGCCCAATCCGTCGACCACTCAGGTCACGATTGACACGGCCAACCAGTTCTATGTGCCGCAAGCCACGTCGAACCTGGTCGGCGGTCAGATCAACGTGGACAACCGTTTCCAGAACATTCTGATCGACATCGCTGCAGGCGGCCAGGTCAGCATTGGAGACTCGTTCACGGTGGCCAACGTCGAGGCGGTGCATCACATCACCAAGCAGTCCACTGGACAAGAGAAGACCTTCCGGGTCATCGCATTGCCCAACGCCGGCTCTGGTGTGCAGACGATTGGCTCTGGTGCTGGTCAGACCATCACGATCTCGCCTCCGTTCATCTCGGGTCAAGGCGGCTCTGATGCTGAACTGCAGTACCAGAACATCAACTCGACCCCTGCGGCCGGTGCAACGCTCACTTTCCTGAACACCCAGCCTGGACGCATCAACGTGTTCTGGCAGCGCGATGCTCTGGAAATCTTGCCTGGCCGCTACGCTGTGCCTTCGGACGCTGGTGTTGCAGTGATGCGCGCCACGACCGACAACGGCATCGAGGTGGTGATGCAGAAGTTCTACGACATCGACAGCATGACGATCAAGTATCGTCTGGACACCCTGTTCGGCGTCGTGAACAAGCAGCCTGAGATGTCCGGCATCCTGTTGTTCGGTCAGACCTGATCTTCAACTAACGGTGGGGGGACTTCGGTCCCCCCATTCACAAGGAGCACACCATGCCGTTGACCAAAGGTTACTCGCAGAAATCAATCAGCAAGAACATCTCCAAGGAGATGAAATCTGGCATGCCGCAAAAGCAAGCCGTGGCCGTTGCGCTGTCCACTGCGCGCACTGCAGCCAAGGCCGCAGGCAAGCCCAGCAAAGCGCCAGCCAAGCCCATGAAGGCCAAGAAATGAAGGCCGGCCTGTACGCCAACATCCACGCCAAGCGCGAGCGCATTGAGCGCCAGAAGGCCGCAGGCAAGACGCCTGAGCGCATGCGCAAGCCTGGGACCAAGGGCGCACCAACCAAGGCCGACTTTGTGGCCTCAGCCAAGACAGCGAAGAGGAAATGATGCTGCAATACCCACGCATGCTTTACAAGACGCCACCGGCACGCCCAGGAAAGCGCGCCGATATGCGTGTGGTCAAGGATCAAGCAGAGTGCGACCAGGCTCTGGCAGCCGGCTGGCACCTGAAGATTGAGGCAGCAGACGAGGCATCCGGCTTCGTCTACCAAAAGCCCGTCCCCAAGCCGCTGCCCAAACGAGTCCCAAAGCCAAAGCCTCCAAAGCCGGTCAACAAGCTCGACCCGAAGTGGAGTGCAGAGCAGCGTGCCAAGGCGGCAGCAGCAGTGCCTGAAGAGGTGCCGCAAGACGATGCGCCGGTCACCCGCGAGGAGCTGGAGGCAAAAGCCACCGAGTTGGGAATACCATTCAACGGTCGCACATCAAACAAAAAGCTCAGTGGCCTGATTGCCACTGCAATGCAGCAGGGAGGCTGACATGGGCTACAGCAAGCGCCAATTTATTGAGGCCGCATTTACCGAGATCGGCCTTGCGTCCTATGTGTTCGACCTGCAGCCAGAGCAGCTTGAGACCGCCAGGCGCAGGCTCGATGCCATGATGGCCGACTGGAACGGCAAGGGCATCCGGCTGGGCTATCCGATCCCGGCCAGCCCCCAGGACGGCAGCATCGACGAGCAGACCAGCGTCCCGGACTCGGCCTACGAGGCGATTATCTGCAGCCTGGGCATCCGGCTGGCTCCGAGCTACGGCAAGCAGGTGATGCCGGAGACCAAGGCTACGGCCAAGCAGGGCTACGATACCCTCCTGCAGCGTGCCACGTTCCCGCTGGAGCAGCAGTTCCCCAACACGCTGCCATCTGGCGCTGGAAACAAGCCCTGGCGCGTGTACGACAACCCATTCTTGGGAAACCCCGTTTATCCGGTGACCGCTGGACCAGACGGCCCTATCGAGTACAACTAAAGGAGCGAGCACCATGCCGCAAATCAACCAACTCCCGCTGCTGGCACAGGTCTCTCCTGGCGACCAGATTCCCGTCTACGTCCCCAACAATGGCGACGCACGACGCCTGCCCATCAGCCAGCTCCTGCAGTACTTCCAGCAGACGTTTGCCAGCCCAACGCTGGCCACCAACGTCTACACCCCTGGAACTGGCTTCAACATTGCAGTGCCGACACCTGTGGCAGACCAGCAGTGGATGCTGATCCAGCCGGCCGGCACGCTGGCGCTGGGCACCGTTACGCTTCCGCTGAACACCCAGACGCCTGACGGCACCGAGGTGCTGGTGACGACCACCCAGCAGATCACGGGCTTTACACTGAATGGAAACGGCGCGGCGCAACTTTATGGAGCGCCAGGAACTCTGTCTGCCACTGATTTCTTTCGCATGCGCTTTGTGCAGGCGACCAACTCCTGGTACCGGATCGCCTGATCATGGCTACCAAGAAAGACCCCAGGCTGGAGCGCATTGGCGTGGAGGGCTTCAACAAGCCCAAGCGCACGCCATCGCATCCGACTAAGAGCCACGTCGTCGTGGCCAAGGCTGGCGACCAGGTCAAGACGATCCGGTTCGGCCAGCAGGGAGTCTCTGGGTCTCCAAAGAAGGAAGGCGAGAGTGCAGCCGACAAGGCGCGGCGCGAGTCGTTCAAGGCTCGGCACGCTGGCAACATTGCCAAGGGCAAGATGAGCGCTGCCTACTGGGCAGACAAAGTGAAATGGTGAGGCCATGCAGATACCAATCCTGAACGGCATCTACACCGACAACGGTCCTGACCTGCGCACGAGCTACCCGGTCAACATGGTGCCGGTGCCAAAGCAGTCCGGCATCAGCAATGGCTTTCTGCGTCCTGGAGACGGCATTGTGGCCAACGGCAGCGGCCCAGGCGTGGACCGTGGCGGCGTCAACTGGCGCGACAGTTTGTATCGTGTCATGGGCACCAAGCTGGTGGAGATCAGCAGCAACGGCACTGTGACCGTGCTGGGTGACGTTGGCGGCCCTGTCAACACGCTGGTGACGTTTGACTACAGTTTCGACTTGCTGGCTATTGCGTCCGGTGGCCGCCTGTACTACTGGGACCCTCTGGCATCCACACTGACGCAGAACACCGATCCAGACTTGGGAGTTGTGCTTGATGTGGTCTGGGTTGATGGTTACTTCATGACAACCGACGGCGAGTTTTTGGTGGTCACCGAGCTGTCCAATCCGCTTCAGGTCAACCCGCTGAAATACGGCAGCTCCGAGGTCGACCCAGACCCTGTGGTGGCGCTGCTCAAGCTGCGCAACGAAATCTACGCACTGAACCGCAACACCATCGAGGTGTTCGACAACATTGGCGCAGAGTTCTTCCCATTCAATCGCATTGACGGTGCGCAAATTCAGAAGGGAGTCATCGGCACCTTTGCCTGTTGCGTGTACATGGAGCAGATCGCTTTTCTTGGCAGCGGCCGCAACGAAGCGCCAAGCATCTACATGGGCGCTGCAGCCACGGCACAAAAGATCAGCACGCAGGAGATTGACGAGTTGCTGCTGAACTACACCGAGGCGCAACTGGCCTTGGTCAAGCTGGAGGCACGCAACGACAAGGCTCACCAGCACCTCTACGTCCACCTGCCAGACCGCACGCTGGTCTACGACGGAGCGGCATCGCAGGTGCTTGGCGAGGCTGTCTGGTTCACGCTGACCACCACCGTGGTCGGCTTCAGCCAGTACCGTGCGCGCAATCTGGTCTGGGCCTACGACAAGTGGCTGGTCGGCGATCCACAGTCCAGCAACATCGGCTATCTGGTGGACACCATCGGCACGCACTGGGGTCAGAAAGTGCGCTGGGAGTTTGGCACCTTGATCGTCTACAACGAAGGCAACGGAGCGCTGTTCCACGAGCTGGAGCTGGTCAGCCTGACCGGGAGAGTGGCGCTGGGCGTCGACCCGCAGATCAGCACCAGCTACTCGCTGGACGGTCTGTCCTGGAGCCAGGATCGATTCATCCGTGCCGGCACCATCGGCAACACCAAGAAGCGCCTGGCCTGGTTTCAGCAGGGCAACATGCGCAACTGGCGCATTCAGCGTTTCCGTGGCGACAGCGACTCGCACATCGCATTCGCACGCCTTGAGGCGCAGATTGAAGGGCTGGCGTACTGATGGCCACAGCACCCTACTCTCGCAGGTTGAACCTGACGCGCGACCAGCTCGCGCAGTTCCTGACCGACCAGCAGCAGATCAGGCAGTTCGAGCTGCTGTTTGCAACGGTTGATGCCATCGCACCTGATGTTGTGCTTGAAATCAACATCGCGGCCGGCACTGCCCAGGCAACTGCTGTGCAGGCGCTTGGCATGATTGCCTCGCTGGCGCAGGAGGCTGCTGTCAGCTCTGCGGTGATCGATGGCAAGACCACGTTAGCGCTGGACCAGATCGCTGCGCTGGCTCAGGAAACGTCAGTCAGCATTGCGTCAGCAGAGAACAAGGCCAACCAAGCGCTGGCACTGCTCGGCCAACTGGCCACGGCCGTTGAAGGCCTGCAGATGTCGCCACCACCACGCGAGTTCAAGCGTGCGCGCTACGGCTCGTTCTACAGCACCGCAACGCAGACGGCTGGCGTCGTCAACACGGCCACCGCAGTAACTTATAACACCACGGACCTGTCCAGTGGTGTGCGCATCGGCACCACGACATCGCACGTCATCGTGGACACTGAAGGAATCTACAACTTTCAGACCTCGATCCAACTTGATAGCACGGTGGCAACGGATGAGGAGTTCTACCTCTGGTTCCGCAAGAACGGGGTCGATGTCACCGATTCGGCTTCTCAGGTTCGCGTCAAGGGCAACAATGCTGAGGTGTTTCTGGCGCTGAACTATTTCTTCAATCTCAAGGCAAACGATTACGTCGAGATCATGTACTCGGTTACAGACCTCGGCGTGCGTCTGCTGGCCTCTGGCGCTGTAGCCCCGCATCCAGGCATTCCGTCCATTATTCTCACAGTCGCCAACAACATCCAAGGAGTCCAGTAAATGACCGTCACCGTAAAAACCCTCGTGCCTCCCAAGCAGATGGAGGCCACCCAGACCACGCAGTACACGGCCACTGCCGCCAAGGCGCTGATCGACAAGGCCACCGTCACCAACACCGACACGGTGAACCGCACGTTCAGCGTCAACCTGGTGCAAGTGGGCGGCAGCGCTGGCAACAGCAACCTGATCATCGACGACCGCACAGTCGTGCCAGGCGAAACCTACCTCTGCCCCGAGCTGGTTGGCCAAGAGCTGGACCCTGGCGCATTCATCAGCACCATCGCAAGCAATGCCACCTCGTTGACTCTGCGCGTGTCTGGCCGCGAGATCACCTAAAGGAGTAAGACATGGACTACGCAAAGATGCCCAAAATGATGGTGGCCGGATTCGGTGGCCTGCCCATTGACGAGCCGTTCCTGACCACTGCCGAAAACCGCAAGAACTACGAGACGGCCGTGCAGGACTGGAACTACGGCCCCGAGATGCCGACCAATGAGCCTGGCGCGAACAAGCCGTTCTATGTGGCGCTGGCCAAGGCCATGCAGTGCGACGAGAAGGACGCAAGGCGCAAGCACTGCTCCAACTGCGAGTACTACGACAACAGCCTGATGACCCAAGTCAAGATCGAGCGCATCCCGATGGCCTCCTACGACAAGGGCGCAGGCTTTCGTGGCCACTGCGAGAAGCTGGACTTCGTCTGCAACGACATGCGCGTCTGCCAAGCCTGGGAAGAGCGCGAAGATGATGAGGATTGACCAAATGGCAAATTGTGGGAAAATAAAGGTGCTGAGCCGATTGAGCCGCCAGCAGCTCAAAGTCCCTACTAGGAGGATTCGATGAGCGATGTCGCGGTTCAGGAAGTTGCGCAGCAGGCCAATGTGCCTGCCGAGCACTTGCCTATCTACCGCTTGGAGGCCGAGCTGCTCAAGCTGCCCCAGGTCGACATGCCTGTCGAGCACACCTTCTGCAATGGCCTCTACGCTCGCACCATGCACATCCCGGCAGGCACTGTCCTGACTGGTGCAGTGCACAAGGACGAGTCCTTTTTCGTGGTTCGCAAGGGAACGCTTATCGTCACCACTGACGACGGCACAGCCCAGGTCGGCCCAGGCTTCATGAGTGTGACCAAAGCCAACGCCAAGCGCGCTGGTGTCGCACTGACCGAGGTCGAAGTGACAACCTTTCACGCCAACCCGACGAACGAGACAGACCCGCAGGTGATCTGGGACATGTACACCGTCACAGCACCGGCTCGGGTCTTAGAGGCCGTCCAACATCCGCACCTGGAGGGCAAAACATGACTTTTGGACTATCTGGAGCCGCACTGGCAGGCATTGCCGTCGGCGGCGCAACCCTTATTTCCGGCATGGCGCAAGCCGATGCCGCTGAATCTGCTGCACAAACACAGGCCGGCGCTTCACAGGCCGGCATCGCTGAGCAGCGTCGCCAGTTCGAGGCGATTCAAAAGCTGCTCGAACCCTATGTTCAGGCAGGCACTGGCGCAATCAGCCAGCTACAGCCATTCCAGCAGGCTGGTGCGCAAGCATTTGAGCAGCAGCAGGCCATTGCTGGGCTACGAGGCCCAGAGGCGCAGCGCGCGGCCATTGCGCAAATCGAGCAGAGTCCGTTCTTGCAGAGCCAAATACAGCAAGGCGAGGAAGCGCTACTGCAGCGCGCCTCGGCCACTGGTGGCCTGCGTGGCGGCAACATTCAGGGCGCGCTGGCGCAGTTCCGGCCGCAGATGCTGCAGCAGGCCATCGAGCAGCAGTACGGCCGCCTGGGCGGCTTTGCAGGCGCTGGTCTTGGCGTGACCGAGCAGCTCTACCGTGGCGGCCAAGCTGCTGCGGCTGGCCAGGCATCGCAGGCCCAAGCGCTCGGCACCAATGTTTCCAACCTGCTGGCACAACAGGGCGCAGCCCTGGCCGGTGGCGAACTGGCGCAAGGCAGGGCATTTGCTGCCATCCCGTCCGCAATTTCTGGAGGCCTTGGAATCTTCTCTGGTCTGGGAGGTAAATTCTGATGGTCCAGCCAATCAACTACGACATTGACATCCCTGACCCGTCGCAGGCTTTTCTGCAGGCGTTCAAGACCGGCACGGCTGTCACAGAGAGCCGCCTGGCGCAAGAGCAGGCTCAGCGTCAGGCCGAGCAGCAAAGGACCGTCATGCAAGCCTTTGAGCGACTGCGCCAGCCAGGCGCAACGGCAAAGGACTATGCCAATTTGTCCATGCTGCTGCCTGAGACGCAGGCCAAGGCCGTGCGCGAGAGTTTCAACATGCTTAACGCCGATCAGCAGCAATCTGCCAGATCGCAAGCTGGGCAGGTTTTCTCTGCATTCAGGTCCGGCCGTCCTGAGTTC